AATTGCAAGTTCAGCGAAAGCTATTTCAGTAACTCCCACATCCATACTGCCTGTAAATCTTATACCGTACATAACTCCGGCATTATTATCTAGGACCATTACGCCGTTAGTAATTTCAGCATCTTGATCAAAATCAACGGTTCTTATCCATGCACCAGAGGAAGCATTATATAAACCATTTTCGGTAGTATCAGTTTGGTCTTTTACAAGTACTCGATCAGCTTCAGCAACTGCTAGTAAATCTATGGTCTGTAAACCTGAAAGCGTTATATTTACAGTAGTAGCTACTTCACAAGGTACCTTAATAGCCTCACTTGTTACCTGAGTTTTGAGGTAAACAGCTACCGGGTTTGTTGTAGTGGCGTTGTCCAGGACCTGCATTTCGACCTTGGATAATTGTGTATAGCTACTGGCAGTGCCTATAACTAATAGAATTTTCCATAACCCCTCAATATCAGGAGTTAAAGTGTATGAAGCAGATCCATCAATGGTATCTGTAGGCGCAGTATAATCACCTGCAGCAATTGGGGAATTAAGGTATACCTCAGTCCCTTCCGGGTTAATGAGCAGTACGTCTAAATCTGCTAATACTGGAGGTGTAGCTGTTGCCTCAATTACCCAGGTGATCTTTGCTGCTGCGCCTAACAAGTACATGGATTATTAACCTTCTTGTGGTTTGCCGTAGCTAACAGCGAATTTTTGGACAGATACTGGTACTTTGTTACCGGTACGTCTGCCAGCTCTAATCTCATCTTTGTGCAGAGTGATCATTGTCGCCTCTATAACATCTATGAGAGCTTGTTCGATTTCCACCGGAATATCCAGAGGAACGTCTCGGCCAAGGCCGAAGAATTCATTTTCAAAGCTCACTGAGACCGTAGTCATCACATCGTTTTCACGATTGTCTTTGTTGGTAATTGTTACTATGTGCAATTTTAAAGCACGATCTTTGGCCCGTTTGATACGCTGAGATTTATTCAGTCGTGGACGAAGATTAGGATTGGTTGGTTTGTCGCCGTTGGTATTACTGGATTGCTCAGCATTGGCTGCAAGTTTTTCAGCAATCATCACTTCCAATTTGTCACCTGGAATATTTGATTGAAACTCTAAACCTAGCTCGTTCGCTTGATCAAGTAATTCTTTACGATCTGTCATAATTATTTCCTGTTATTAAAAATAAAGTGGAAAGAGCTCCCCACAATTGAGGAGCTCTTACCGGTTGGTTTATGCAGAAGCTGCAGTCAGGATCTTCAGAAGACGTTCTTCACGAATGATCAGACCAGCGTACCACATGTTGTAGCTGAAAAAGCCAGTTGTGCCGTAAGGGTTAGATAATTCAATCTTGCTTGGAGCCTGAGAGTTGAATTTGATCTTACCGTGACCTTTCAAACCAACTGTAGCAAAAGAGCCTTTAGTTGGGATCAGGATAGGGAAGACATCGTAACGCTCTTCAGCATTAGCGTAAGTACCAGGGAACTGAGCAGTTGCCAAAGCAGCTGAAGCAGTTGTGTGAGTTGTCACAGACAATTCACCAGCACCTGCACTGTATTCACCATCGCCAGGTGCAACTGTAGAAGCAGTTAAGCCACCAGCACCAGCATAAACAAGAGCTGTTTCTGATTCGATGAAACGAATATCATTCATCGCACCAACTTCGCCTTCAGCTAGGTTAGTTGCATCAGCGTATTTGTATGCAGGAACATATGCATACTCATTACCAACACCAACAGAACCTTTAACAATGCCTTCCAGGTCATACTTAACTTCTGGACCAACGATTGCGTAGAACGCTTTGTTTACAGTACGAGTATCGATCTTGGTAGAACCAGTTACGATAGAAGTAGTTTTCTGTGCACGGTTACGTACCAGTTTACGAACAGCTTTACGAATAAAGTCATAAGTAACACGAGTTAACGCATCGTCATCACCTGCAACACCGCCGGCATCATCCGGAATTTCATCACCGATAGTGATCAATGAAGTAGCAGAACCAGCATACATGACAGTAGTCGTAGCGAGCATATCCATTTGGATAAGATCTTCGTTACGAATATTGGCTAGTGCACCAAGCTCTTCGCGGTAGTGAACTTGAACCATGTCCTCAGAGAACATTTCAACTTCATCAGTGTAATCAATCATTTCACCGTAGCGAGCAAATTGAGTATCGATAGTCACTTTAGTGACAGCTGTTGGATTTACTGCACCTGCACCTTCAGCAAGTGCTGGCAAGCCATCATATGTAGCAGCAAGGCTACGAGAGCTCAAGTAACCTTTGGCAGCGAAATCACCGTCAGTTGTTAGTCGATCATAAATGTGCAACCATTTGCTGACTTTGTAAGTCGTACCCATTTTAAGAGGCATAGACCGGCGATCAGAGAACTGTGCGTACACAGAGATTGCGTTTGCGGCTTTAATACCGGCTTTGTCGTAATAATGGACAATGGTGTTTTGTCCTTGGCTTGAAGCACCGTCTGCACGGCTATATGTTTGTTTAGTCATTGGAAATTACCTTTAGCTAGATGCCATCAGCTTTTTATACCAGGCATCATAATCTTCATCGTCATCGTCTAAATAGTCGGTGACACCTTTGCGATCAGCTCTCTTACGTGTAGTAGAGGCGGATCTCTTCTTACTGGCTTCTGATGATGCTTGGTCAAATTCGTCATCTACATCTTGTGCTTTCTTGTTCTTATCAGCTACAGTTTTCTCCGAATTATCGGAGGTCTGTTGTTTTTCTGCTAAGACCTTTTCGCCTGCAAGCATGTAGTATTCGATATCGGACTTTGTATTTCCATCGAGCACTTTCATTTTCATCATCACTGGTGCAACTTCGTCAAACACTCCAGATTTAATGTCACTATGCAGGCCCTTAATTAGCTGAGGGTTGCTGGCAAATGACTGCCTGGAAGTCTGATCCCATTGTTTATCAATGACATCTACTGTGATTTTGTATTCTGCGTCTCCAGATATTTCTCTGGCTACGTCTTCAATGCCTAACTGTGTTTCGTCCTTACCGTATTCGGTAGGAGTATAGGCATCTTTTCCATCTTCGTCTGGGTCAGCCAGATCGTATGGGTCTATCTTATTCTTATCGAGCAGATCTTTCAAGGCATTTTTGTTACCTTTTAGAGCATCGATTGCAGTATTTAACTGCTCAGAGGTAATGCCTTCGGTTTCCAGGGCAGAAATCATCTTCCGGTATGGAGCCATTGCCTGCATTTTCTGCGTGTAATTCATGGACTGTCCGAATACTACTTCGAACTGTTCCAGTATCTCAGTATCTGAGAATTCAAATTCTTGGCCATTGGCCTTGAACTTACGTTTATTTACTTCTGCCGGTTTATCTTCAGCAGCATCCGCATCCGCATCGTCCGGGTCATCGTCACCTTCGTCAGGGTCCTTATCACCATCCTTAGCATCTTCTGCATCAGGATCTGCATCTTCAGACTCATCATCCTTGCCATCTTCTTCATCAAGATTATCAAGTTCATCATCACCTTCTTGTGCATCATCATTGGTGTCAGGATCTCCTGAAGAGTCATTATCACCGTCACTTACCGGTAAGTCTTCTTCAGCGACACCCTCTTCACGACGGATAGCAGCAATAGCCTCTATAGGATCAAGGTCATCTGCCATAATTTCTTCTTCAGTGAGATCCTTAGCCATTAGTGAACGCCTGCTGAGTTAGCTGCGGTTTCTTCTGCTTCGATTTCTGCTTCTTCTTCATCACTTAAGATGGGATCGATACAACCTTCGTAGAAACCTTGTACTGTAGCAAAAAAGTACTGCAGGTTACTGCAAGAGATCAAGTCTTCCATGATACCTGGACGACGACCTTCTTGGACAATCTGTGGTACAGCCAACAGGCTTACAGATGCCAATGCTTTTTGTTTAAGGTAATTTTCTTCGATTACCAGTTGAAAATCTTCGTTGTTACGTAAACGGTTGAGAGCTTCACCCATTTTCAGGTGATGGTCAGTTTCAATCATTTCTAGTTCTATGTTTTCTTGGTTGCTCATTTATGAGTCCTTTGTTGGTTAGTTAAATCAATGAAGCCATATGATATAGCAAACATTACCAATTAGTCAACATTTTTCTTTTCACCATCCATAACTTTTAGCCCAGCAGCTGTTGTACGGTCATGATCTTTCTTGGTCATCTCTTCATTGAAGTCACTACCATCAGCTTTCTTAGTGAACTCCAGATCCTTATTATCAGAGTCTGAGTTAAGGTTACGAGCACGAGCTTCATCAAGGATAGCCTTGGCAGTCTTAGCACGCAGATCAATTGTATTCTCTCTAGCACGAGATAAACGTTCTTCGATCTCAGCCTGGAGTTTCTGTTTCTCAAGTTCACGCATTTCCATAATGTATGGATCAGGCTCTGGTGGCTTGAAGTCTTCAATCTTCTTGGCCAGGTCAGGCATCTTCTGTAAACGAGCTATCTCAGCACGGATCAGACGTACTTCGCCCTCATCCATTGTCTGTTGACCGGTCTGCAGCATGAATGCCAGTTCTTGGGCCTTAGCCGAGTTATCTTCTGACGTAGATACATGAATCGATATGTCGATATTACCCTGTAGATCATCGCGCTTGATCGGTACGAACTCATCATTAGTTATGCGGATAATCTCTTCCGGCTGTAGGAACTCACTGTTATATTCCATCCAACGGCGCATAAGCGGCTTTATAAGGTTCTCAGCTATGTTGCGTACAATGTCGAGCTTACGCACTGATACAGCGTCCATAGCACCTCTGGCTGAGGTAGCCGTAGATCCTAGAGACTGCCCACTGATACCACCTTGGCCAGAGAAACCTTTAACACCCAGCATGGATTCAGTTTCACCGTTAACCATACTGAGAACGTCAAATACACTTGATGGAATGTTGTTGTAACTGCCTTCGTAGAAGTCAGCGGCATTTCCATTGAACTCAAAGTTCTTTCCATTCAGGAATCGCTTCTTATTAAGGGCATCCAGTCCACCAGTTCGAACACCCTTCTGGGCGTTATTCGAGTTGGCCATGTTATCCAG